CTGCTCGAGTTTAAAAAGAAGGATCTATAAATCTCCATCTAAATATCCTCCAATGCAATTGGTAGGTCTTCATTGACGAGTTTTTCAAGAGGATTCACAAGAGAGGCTAGATCTCCGCCACCATTACCTGTTTCAACGATAATAAGGTTTAGTTCTGAATCAACAATTGGCTTAACTTTTAGCTGAGCAGTAATTGTATAAACTGGGCCTTGCATGTTTGTAAGTTGGAAACTATCAGGTACAAAGTAGCACTCATAAGGCTTAAACTCAGGTCCATTAACCCGCAGAGAAGCATTAAACTTCTCTCCTGGTGTTTCGCACCATACGTTATAGAATGCATCAAGATATTGGAAACCACCCTCAAGCACTTTCCATTGAACGCTTACTGTGTGAAAACTGTTTTTACTCAACCTGCGATATCTATCAGCACCACCATCTAAAGCCTGTGAGCCTACTCCGCTGTTATAAGCAACAGAGTAGCCTTCTTGTGTTGAGCAATACATTAATGTGTTCATAATTGCCTCGTCTTAGCGCTTAGGAGCGACATTAAAGTTTTGTTTCATAGACTTATTAATACGGCTGTTTGGATTATTTAAGCCAGCCAACATCGTTTGTTCTGCAACATCACTTGCAATCTGTCTAATGCGAACGTCTAAAGATCCATCGTCATTTCTAGTCACATCAGCCGTTTGGCCTTCTTGCACATAGACGTTTACACGAGGTTCGATGATGGTTGCACCATTAGATGGATTAGAGTTGATTGCTTGGAATTGGTTCATTTCACGATTAGGCAATTCACCTGTGCGGTTCATGTAATTAAGGTTGTCTAGTCCAATCTTCTTGGCAGACTTAGCCTTAACCATAAATTCTTCATCAGATGCCAGAATTGGGATGCTGTCACTAGTGTTAGTTCCTGCTCCACGAATCTGCCCACCATTTGCAAATCCAGCTATACCTGCCACAGTCTGAGCAGCAATTAAACCAACATTTGCATAACCAAGCCCTGTAATCATTGCTGCGTAACTAGTCTTTTGAGCAAGCGTTAGTGCGGATGGATCTGCCATGACCTGAGCAGCAGCTAAATGCGTCGAAACTAAAGCCGATGCGATTGCCATAGTTTGTTGCATCAAAAACATCGACTTGTATGCTGCGGATTGTTCTCCAGCACTATCTTTTACCAATTGAGTAAATCCACCCCATACATTGGAGGCTTGAGATAGCAAGTTGTTATACATGCCAAGTTCTGCTTCATATTGCGTATTTTGCAGGTCCTTGTACTTCTCTGCATATTCCTCTTGAATCTTAAACTTGTTCTCTTCATGGATCCGGACAGCATCTTCAATCCGCTTGTTGTACTCAAGAGTTGTTATCTCTTTTTGTTCCAACTGGACTTTAAGATCAGCACCTTTGTTGATAAGGGCATTATCATTCTCAAAAAGAGCATTACTTTGATTGAACTGAGTTGATAGGACAGCTCTTTGTCCAATAGGTGCTGCTAAAAGTTCTCTTTCCTGCTTAAGTTCCTGCAAAGCTTTGAGATTTGACTGATCATATGCAGTTTGACGTGCTGCCTTCGTTAGGTTTATTAAAGTAAGTTCATGTTGATATTGTTGATCAAGATATTTTATCGCTTCATCACGCTGATCCTTACTTAGTTCAATGTCATGAGCCGCATTAAACTTCTTACGATCAAAACCATCTTTAAGTAATTGCTCCTCGGTCAAATTGAATTGCTTGTAATCATCCAACTTGGTTTTTAAAGCTTGTTGCGCAATCGCAATATCAGTTTCTGCACGAGAAGTTAATTCAGCCTTGATTTCTTTCGACCGTTCAGGCGTGAAGTTAGCTTTATCAACATCCTCTAACTTTTTGGCAAGATCATTTCTAATCTTGGTGACTTCATTTGCTACATCATTCTCCAATTGAAGGCGTAGTTTAGCCTGATCTTCGGCCATTTTTGTGGCATCTTGCAGAAGCTTATCGAAGTCTTTTGATGAAATGTCGCCAGCTGCATAACCATTAGCACCAGCTACATACCCCTGAAAGTCTTTCCAGTATTGGTTGTTATATTTACCAATACCTTTACCTTTCTGAACATTTCCTTCACCAGCATGGTAAGCACGAACAGCCTTCTCTAAATCTCCTTTAAAGAGTTTTAAGAGATAAGACATGTATTTGCCTGCACCTTCTGCTGATTGAGCTAAGTTTGTACGGTCTTTTACTCCGTATTGCTTAGCTGTACCAGCAAGAAACTGAAACCCGCCTGTTGCACCAGTACTTTTATTTACTTGATCTGTACGACCTGAATTACCTGTCTCAATTGCATGAATTGCAGACAAGGTACCCGCTGGCAAGTTGTACTTAGATTCAATTGCTGAAAAACCATATTTGGCCGCATTAGCTTGAATTTTGGCATTCACAGCAAGTACTTTCTGCTGCTTTTCAAGTTCACTAGTATGTTTTCTTTCAGCAGCAGCTATCGCATCTTTTTTGTCCTTAAGACTATCTAGAGCCTTTTGCGCACGCACAATCTGCTCTATTTCTTCATTAGTGACAATTGCGGTTGTGCCCGGTGCTGCAACGGCTTGCTTTGCCTTTTGCAACTCATTAATCTTTTTAATAGTTTCTTCACTATACCCAAGATTCAACAAAGCAAGATCTTCATTGGACTTAAGAACTTCAGTCCGAAGGCTATCAAAGTACCCTTTCTGTGCTTTGGTGGCCTTTTGCGCTGCACTCTCATTACCAATTAAAGCTTTTGAGTTGTCATCAATACCAGCAACAGCTGTCTGAGCTTTACGACCTGATAATTCAACCTCAATACCAAAAAGCTTCAACGAATCTCGTGTCGTTTTTGCTTCCTTAGTATTCTTTTCAAACTCAGCAGTGTTTTCTTTGATTGCGTTATAAATATCCTTACTTATACGCAACTCATTAAAGCGCTTAACAGCATCATTCATGCTAATAGTGCCATCTCTAGCATCATTAACCACCTGAACAATATCTTTGTTGCCTTTGTAGAGTTGTGCAATGGCGTTTAGCTGGATATTAATTTTACTGCTTGATTCAGCAAGGGCCTGATTCTGACGTTCAAATGAAGAAGTCATATCATTAATAGCTGAATCTTTTTCCAATCCTTTTAAAGCTAAGAGTTCATCTTTTGCCTTTTTAGCAACTGCTGCTTGTTCTTCAAGTTTCTTATTAGCCTTATCAGAGTTGTCGCGCATTAATAGATAACCAGCTGCCAAGCTTGCCACAGTAATGCCAATGCCAACTGGACCACCAAGAACACCTAAAAGTCGAGAACCTATTCCCACAGTTGCAGCACTTGCAGCAGCCGATCTAGATTGTGCAGCAGCCAAAGCACCCTCCGCTAAAGCTAGTTCACGTGTGACTTGTGCTTCAATTTTCTTAAGTTCAGCCATGCGTGTTAATGTTGCTGTACGCCCTTTTTCAGTGATTTGAGACTTTAAGCGCTGTACTTCTAGAGCTTTTTCCGAGGCCAATGATGCTAATGTTGCTTGTGTATTTGCAACCACTGCTTGAGTGTTAATTACTTCTTGAGCCGCTGCTGCTCTGTCTGCTTGGATTGCTGTGTATTGTGCAATAGTTTGAGCAGCTAATTCTTTAGTCTTTGCAGCAACTGCAACGCCTGAAGCATAAATAGCTGGAATATATGTTCCCAACCAATATGCTCCACCAACCATCATTGCTGATGTTAAAACATCTAAGTTACCCGCTAATGTTTTAATAGATCCAGAAAGTACTTGGGCAGCACCTGAACTCTTGCCAGCCTCTCCAACAAACTTAGTAATTTCATTTCCAAGAAGTGTTAGAGACTGCCCAATTGTAATATCGGTTTTTGCAAATAACTCATCAACATTAGATTGAACGTTTTTAAGAGCGCGAACCAACTCTTGTGATGTGATTTTTCCTTCTGCTGCTACTGATCTTAGTTCACCTACAGTAATGCCCATGCCTTGTGCAATAGCTTTTGCTAAAGCAGGAGTTTGCTCCATTACAGAGTTGAGTTCTTCACCACGCAAGGTTCCACTTGCTAAAGCCTGCCCAAACTGTACTAATGCTGCATCAGCCGCTCCAGCACTTGCACCGCTGATTGCAACAGCTTTTGAAACTGTTTCAGTAAGCCGTGCGGTATCATCCATTGTTAGATTTAAAGTTTTAGCATTGTCACTGAAGCGTTGGTAAACCTGTAAAACAGAATCCCATGCTGAATATGTCTTTTGAGCAATCCGAAAGGTGTCTTCTGTTGCTTTATTAAGTTCAACTTGATTATTAGTAACTAACTTAAGGCGGTTTTGTAGGCCTGTGTAGGCATCCATTTTACTGATGGCAGCACTCACAGTTACCAGTCCAGCCATATAACCGGCTAAAGCACGTGTCGATACAGACAGGTTATCCATTGACTTAGTTGCAAAGTCACCTTTCCGCTCAATACTACCTAACTCATTGCCTAGATTACGCGCATTACGCTCTGCATTTTTAGCATCAATTACAATGACGAGACGTGATTCTTGTGCCATCTTACTTTCCTCTAGGCAATAAAAAACCCGACACTTGGTCGGGCTATTGGTTTAGTTGAATCTATATTTCTTTAGCGCATTTAAGTGATGCAGCTTTTAGGTCACTATCTTTCTTGTAAACCATGTCTATATTAAATGCAGATAATGTTGTTTTTGCCTCTAAAACGTCTTGGTTAAGGGACATAACTTTTAAGACCATTCCATTTTGAGAATATAGTTGACCATTTGAATACTTTAATTTGTTCAGATTAATGTACCCGCTTGTATCTTCACAAAGTATTCCATTGCCATCTTCATTCAACTTAATCGTAGAAAGTCCTGAACCAACAGAAGTTGTCCAAATACCTGTAGCTTGAGGCTTTGTTGGCATAATCTCACTAAATTTATTATTTATCATTTGAGTTGCAGGAGTAACACAGCCACTTAATGAAATCGCAAGACCTAATAAAATTATCTTTTTCATGATTCTAACCAGTTTAGTACTGATTAGAATTTATCAAATAAAAACCATTCTTAAAAGTTTAATCATCTCTTAGCCTTAGCCTTCTTATGCGCCTCATCCAAGAACATGTTATCCAGCGTAAAGATGCAGTCGTTGAAAATGAATCGCTCAACTGGTAAGTCGTACTGCTCTACGTAAGAATTGATTGCAGCTATATCAATTGCTAATGGCACACCCTGCTCGTATCGTCTAGAACGAGCAATGGTGTTGTAAGCTGAAAGAATGGCGTTTGCAGTGTATGAATATTCAGGAGGCTCAGGTAGTTTTAAACCGAGCGCTTCTCTTTGCTTTTTTTCGTGGTCCGTGAGGCTCGCGAACTTGTTGGCGTAGTTATAGAGGGTTGTGACTTTCCCACAACTTCATCCTTATATGCATCAGCTTCTTTCTGCATCTTCTCTGATTCCTTGCGAATGAAGGACCAGATCGAAATACCTAAATCACCCATATTAAGAAGCTTCGTAGCATTCTCGGTATTGTAAGGCGGTTCGGTTTTTACCTGTTCATCATCAGCATTCACTTCAACAAATACAACGCCTTTCCAGTCTTCAATGAGATGGCATGCAGCGGCTTCCAGTAAAAGCTCATGATAAAGCTTGTCTTCTTTAGAGGCTAAGGCCACATCAAAACCTTTAGATGTGATTTGATTATTTACCCGCTCCAATGCGACTTGGTAAGGCTTGTAACTAATTCCACGAATCTTGAATTCAGCTAAAACATTGCCTTCTGCATCTTTATATTCGCGCCACAAACTGACGTCTTTATTTCTTTGAATATTGACTTCAAGAGCCATTTTATTTCTCCAAAAATAAGGCAGCAATTAAGCTGCCAAACCAGATTTAAGGCGTTACAGGTGCAATCACACGAGTAATGATTGGTGAAACACGGATATGGTTGTAATTGATGTCGATTGTAATGGTGTCTTCACCACCACCATCTGGGTGTGGAGCTTCAGCTACTTCAAGTTTAGGGAACTCAAAGGCATAACCATTGCCATCTTTATCTTCGATAGAGAAGTTGATTGGCATCGTGTCACGAGATTTGATGTAGTCGATATAGCCCGCAGATTGTGCTGAGAACATGTATTGAGTATTCAGTGCAATAGCTACAATCTTTTCCAAGTAAGTGGTAGCTGTGAGCTTCTTAGAGCCAATACAACGAATAGCTTCCATGTTGTTGTTGATTGTGAGCTCCAGCGATTGCATACATGCAGTACCTACAACCGTTTCACCGTTTACTGTTAAGTCGCCAACGTTCACTGATGACACTAGTACTACGTCTGGTACTGGCAAAGGTGAAACAACAGGACTTGTAGTGGTGCGCTCAAATAGGGTTCCCATCAAGCCAAAAGTAGCTGTGATTTTACCTGTCGTAGCAATAGACATAGAGGCTTCGTTAATGCGAATTCCTCGGTAGATAAAGACTTGGTTGATATCAGAATAGACTTTCACAAAAGTAAATGTTTTACGAACATCACCACCAAAGTTTAATACATCACTGGTCCAGTTATTTAATGCAACTGCTGACCAAAAATCATCAAAAAGGCCAATTGATAACTCAACCTCTAAAGATCCAGTAATTTCAGCCTCTGTAGCGAAACTACCTTGTTGAAAGCGAGTATCTGCAACGCTATTTGACGCTTCAGTGGTAACATTCTCAGTAAGACTATCACTCACGCGACGAACGGTTTTCCATACTGGCGTTGTTGGCAATACTTCAGGTGTTTGTTCCTCTGCATAATAGAGGCGGATTTTTGCACCACTCGACATGGCTTACTCCTTAATTTTCTGGCATTAAAAAGCCCTCGAATTGAGGGCGTTGATTTTTGATAATTTACTTAAGGTATGAAAGCGTTAGGAATCGGATCTGTTTTCTCAACATGGTCTTTAATCAGGGTTCCAAACTTTGTGAACTCATATGCCAAGTTCCAAGCTTCTACTATTGCTGCTTTTCGTTCTTCAAAATTTGTGCAGTTCTCAAATAGCTCAATGCTGAACTGGTATGCGTATTCTTCTGTGCTTTTCATTCTGATAACCTATGAGAATTTAGAAAGTGAAATTAGAATTGAAAGAAAAAGTAAGAAGCCCAAAGCAATAGACATTTTTAACCAGATGTTGTTTGGCTTTAGTTCTTGCTTAAATTCTTGCTTAAGCCTTAAAATTTCACTTTCTTTTCTATCGATTTGCATTTTAAGATGGTGGATTTCGATATCTCTCTTACTTTCCGCAACCCAGCTGCTCAGCATTTGGGCTGCCTCTCTCTTCAGTGACTCTTGTAGCAATGCAATAAGGTCTTTCTTTTTGAATTTATCGAATTGAACTTTAGAGTTGTATTCACTATTTCTCATTTTAGATAACCTCGCTCCCAAACAAACAAGGTTGCATGAGTCTTTCGACTTCTTTGATTGCACCAATTAATGTGTCTCGCTTCTTGCGATAGCTTCCGAGGATATGGCCCGCCAAGCTTGCGTCTGCTTTCTCAAGATCCAATTGAATATTTAGTTTGTTGTGAATATTGGCATGGGTCTGATATTGGTAACTAAGATATTCCTTAGTGTTATAGAATGCTTGTACTAAAGCACACTTAAACTCAACAACACGCTCAGTGTTGCGCATTAAAGTCATTAAGAATGTGGCTTGCTGTTCATTCAGAAGTGCAATGCGTCTTGTTTGAACTCCACCATCTGTTTCAAAGGGTCGCATTTCAAATGCCACCCTTCCAAACTTATTGAAATGATGAATATGTGTTTTAATCAACTGCATTACAGCTTTGTGGTTCGCTCTTGAGCCATCAGCAATATGTAAAGATGTAGTTAGTGGCTTGTCGTTTTCAACAATTACGATTTCTTCAGTTGTCATTACGTTTGACATGGTTTTTCTCCTGATGCTCAATTGAATTATCTTTCTCACCCGAGCATCAAAAGTTGTGGTGAGAAAAATTAGGCATAAAAAACCTGCCGCTAAGGACAGGTTCGTTTAAAAGTGAATTAGGTTTGTTGTGTGATTAAGGCTTGTAGTCCAGATCTACAGAAACACCAGTTACTGTGTTTTGTTTTGGTCCACCTAAACTATGATTACTTGCAAGTCGGATATTCACATCAGAGATGCAAACCTTATTTTCTTTTTGCCATTTTTGAAGTTCGGCAGCCATCATGATGTGAAGGTGGCGCTCGAGCTCTTGGCGTTTAATTTCAATTTCTTCTAATGTCAGCATGCAAGACATATCAATTCACCCTATATCCAATGGTCACATTATATTGAACAAAGTCGGTGTTATTCCCTAAGTTATGCACTTGTCCTTGTAGTATTTCTAATTGACCGGTTGAGAAATATTCAAAGTGGCTTAACCAAGCATCAGCAAGTTGAGTGATTG